CCAGTACGGTATGTTTCATGCGATACTTAGTAGATCAAATCATGGTATAAATCAATCATTTGTTGATGCGTTTATGAAGGTGGGTCGAATGAATTTGAAGGTTAATCCTGTGTGGGCTTTGTTTAATGGTGCGGGTGATTATATGGAGAGTATTACTATTGGCGATTCGAAGGTATTTAATCAAGATACCAAGTCAAAACCACGATACTTAAATCCTATAGCACCTAGTACTTTTGAACGACAAGTCGCTTGGATGGCTGGAGACATTGGAATTGATTCCTTAAATTTGAGAGTGCCAGGAGTGGAGATTTTCAAGGGTGTGAATTTGTGGGCTGTTGAGGATAGGATGGTCAAGGGTTTTGGGGAACTCATGAGTCGTGTCAGTATGTTTAATGTTTTGAAATACAAAGAAGAACATGAAGATTGGTCATATGCTGAGTGTGTCGATAGGTTTTCTATCTATTTAGATTCACTCACATCACGTTGTTTGTGTGCAGCAATCAAGCATGTTAAGAAAGCTCTTCGTATTTCATACGTTGAGAATGAACATTTACATACCGATGAGGATGTCATGGTGCGTCGAATCGAAGCCAAAGTGAAGAAAGAGTTTGCTAAACCTGGCAAGGTGCCACGACTCTTTACAACTTATGGTGCAGGTTGTATGTATGCTAATGAGTTACCTGAGTTCATTAAGGTCTGTATAGATGGATCTTATGTTATTCCTGGTATTGTGACTGTTGAGATTGTCATTTTTGCTAAACCCAGAAATGATCGTTTAGCTGAGTTGTTCAGGACTGCTATTCAATCTGTTCAAAAGAATAATTATGTGCATTTAGTTATTTATTCTGATGACAGTATGTGGTCTGGCTCAGTTAACGGTATTCCATTTGCTTTTAATGTGGATATCTCTAGTTGTGATGCTGGTAATAAGGGGGGGGTTTTTGGGCTAATCTTTTTGTTGTTGGGTCAGTTTCATCCGAAATTGGCTTTAGGATTGGTCAAACAATGTAGTACACCTATAGAGTGTGAAAATACTGCAAGAACTGAGAAGATGAAAATTCATGTCGCTTCTTTTTTCGAAGGTAGTGGTACTGTGTTGACAACAATATTAAATCATGTAGCTATGTATATGATTGGTAACGCTTTTAGTAGTCTTATCAATCAGATACGGGTTACTGATTTAGAAACCCTAAAGAAGGTCGTGCTTATGTCGGGGGTGTCTTTTGGACACGTTTTGACAGTGGAAGTTGCCATGACTGACGCCGGTGAGGTTATCCCGGAAAAATTACAATTTCTGAAGCGCTCTCCAATGTTGGCTGAGAGTGGTCTGTGGATTCCTGTATTAAATTATGGGACCATATTTAGATCATTTGGGTCGATAGAGGAGGATTTAATGGCTGTTATGCTTGGAGTATCAGTTATTAAGTTTACCCAGATGTCATTAAAAGAGAAGGTGGATTCTTTTTTAAGCAAGGTTGTAGCAGGTCTTGTTCACGAACCAGGTTCAATGGTGATGACATCTCTACGTCAAAGGTTCAATGAACTACCCAAGAGTGGTCTTGGAGGATGGGAAACTGTACGGGATTTTGATAAATTCCAGGTTTCTTTGAACAAGTTCGAGAATGGAATTGGTTCTGTTAGTTTCTCGCGAGAGGAGATCAGGATAGAATCAATCTGTCGTAGGTACGACTGTACGCCAGATCAGTTGATTGCGTTGTCGGAACAAATACTCAATTGCAGAGTTTCTCGGTCGTATGACTCAGATGCTGTGGGGTGTTTTTTCCGTAGTGATTATGGTTGTGCGTAATCGTAGGGCTCTCTGAG